ACACCAGCGCAGGCGGTAAAGGCGCTGTGCGTTAATTTCCCAGGTCTGGATAAGTGGTTAATCGATAGCGAGAAGGATGGCGTTGGCTACCGGGTAAGGGTTGGCAAGCAACAGGCAACGCCTGAAGATTTGAGCGTGCTGGCTTTGCCGTGGTCAGAGCGTGAGGTTTTTAGCATCACGCCTGTGGTTGCTGGTGCAGGCCGAGGTCTTGGATCGTTCATAGCTGGTATTGCTTTGATCGCTGTGGCGGTCGTAAACCCGTTTGTTGGTTTTAGTGCAGCGGCTGGTGGTTTTACTGTTGTTGCAGGAGCAACAGCAACTGTTGGTACGAGCTTGGCTATTGCGGCTGGGACCATCGGTATTGGCTTGACGTTGACTGGCATTGCACAAATGATTTCGCCAACACCTCAGCCAGGGTTTGAGTTGAAGGAGGCGAACCGGATTGAAAACTTTAGTTTCAGTGGAATTACAAACACCAGTCAACAGGGCCTTGCGGTCCCTATAGCCTATGGGCGTGTTGTTGTTGGTTCGGCTGTGATTAGCTCTGGGCTTGACGTTGACCATTCCCCCAATGAATCATTAACAGAAGAGGATTTAGCTCTTGCCTTCCTTCTCCAACGTAAAAGCTGATGCTTGACGAAAAACTGATTCTGGGTTCTGGCGGCGGCGGTAAAGGTGGCGGCAGCTCACAGCGCACGCCTGTAGAGCACGACGATTCGCTTTCTTCTGAGCAGTTTGCGAATGTGCTCGACTTACTTTGCGAAGGCGAGATTCAGGGTCTTGACGATGGCGCAAAAAGCATTTTTCTAGAAGACACTCCGCTGCAAAATGCCGATGGCAGCTACAATTTTGATAATTTTGCAGTTGCTGCAGTCAATGGAACGCAAGGGCAATCTCACATCCCTAATGCAACAGGTGGGATTCAAGTAGAGGTTGGAGTCAATGTTGAGATTACTAACGCTACGCCAGTTACTCGATCAATTACTAATTCTGAGGTTGACACAGTTCGTGTCACAATTTCACTTCCTGCATTACAAGAAGTAAGAGATAATGGTGACATAGTTGGCAAAAGTGTTGGCCTTAGGATCCAGGCTCAGTACAACGGCGGCGGATATAACACGGTTTTAAATGACACAATTAGTGGCAAAAGTAGCAGCCGCTATCAGCGGGATTATTTAGTCCCGATTACAGGCAGCTTCCCTGTTGACCTGCGAGTGTTGCGTTTAAGTGCAGACGAAACAAGCAGCAAGAAAAGCAGCTCAACATTCTTCACTAGTTACACCGAGATTCAGACTGAAAAGCTCGCTTACCCAAACTCTGCGTTAGTTGGTCTGCGGTTTAGTTCAAAACAATTTCAAAATATCCCAAGCCGTAAGTATTTAATCCGTGGCACCAAAGTCAGGATCCCCAGTAACGGCACTGTTGACACAACAACGCATCTGGGTCGCATTACTTATTCAGGGATTTTCAACGGCACGCTGTCTGCGGCAACATGGACGAATGACCCTGCTTGGTGCTTATTTGACTTGCTTACAGACACCCGCTATGGGTGCTCTGTGCCTCAATCGTCACTAGATGTATTTGATTTCTATGAAATTAGCAGATATTGCAACGAGCTTGTCGATGATGGCAAAGGCGGACAAGAGCCACGCTTCAGCCTCAATCTACTGCTAAATACTCGTGATGAGGTTTATAACGTCATTCAGGAGCTAACCAGCATCTTCAGAGGAATTAGTTATTACGGCGCTGGATCACTTGTTCTGCGGCAAGACAAGCCTGCTGATTCTCAATATCTGCTTGGACCTAGCAATGTTACTGGTGGTTTGTTTACTTACAGCGGCGCAGCAGAGAATACACGCCACACCTGTGCAACAGTGGCATGGCAAAGCTACGACACGTTGGGAGATGTTGAATATGAATACATTGAGGACCATGAGGCTGTCGCAAAATACGGCATCGTCAACAAAGACATAAAAGCGATTGGTTGCTATAGCCAAGGCCAAGCGCACAGGCTGGGCAAGTGGCTACTGACTACTGAAAGGCTGTTGTCAGAAACGGTCAGCTTTGGTGTTTCTATTGACGCTGGCATTGCCGTCACACCAGGCATCGTCATTGATATTGCTGATCCGTTGCGTGCTGGCACGCGTCGCAGTGGGAGGGTTAGTTCTGCGACCACAACTGTTGTCACGATCGATAGTGACACTGATCTATCCGTGAATCTGGCCTCAAGCCCAACACTGTCAGTGTTGCTGTCAACAGGCTTGGTTGAGACAAAGACAATTAGCAGCATTTCAGGCGCTGCAGTCACTGTTAGCGAGGCGTTCAGTCAAGCGCCACAATCACAAGCAATTTATNTAATCCAAACNAGCGATATTCAGTCGCAACAGTATCGAGTTATTTCTGTTGCTGAAGGCGGTGATGGCACGGTGGGTGTTACTGCTGTTGCTTATAACGAGTCAATTTATGCAGCCGTTGAGCAAGACATTGCGCTAACAACGCGAGACATCAGTAACCTGAACAGCACACCAAATGCGCCAGAGGGTCTATCTGGCACTGAGTTTTTATACCAAGAGGGCCAAACTGTTCACGCTGGTTTTGACCTGAGCTGGCAGCACGACAGAATAAACGTCAACGAGTTCCGCGTTAAATATAAGTTAGACAATGACAACTTCACTGAGCTAAATACATCAAATCCGTCGGTCACTCTGCGTGCGCTAAGAGCTGGGATCCTCACGGTTCAGATTCGCGCTGTTAATTATTTAGGCAAACAAAGCGCAACTGCATCAGCAACGTTTACTCTTATTGGTAAAACGGCAGTCCCTGGTGATATTCAAAACCTGTCAATTGAAACAATTAGTGCCAACAGTGCTCGTTTGAGGTGGGATCAAACAGTCGACTTAGACGTGAAGGTCAACGGCTTGGTGCATATTAAGCACAGCAGTCTGACTGATGGTTCAGCCACTTGGCCTAACTCTGTTGACCTAATTCCGGCTGTTGGCGGTAACTCAACCGAGGCGATTGTGCCGCTAGTGGCTGGCGAAATATTTGCCAAATTTGAAGATGATTTAGGCAACAAGAGCACAAACGCAACCAGTGTGCTTATGCAGCAACTCCCTGACACGTTGGGATTTCTGATCGCTCAAACCCGCAGGGAAGATCAGGACAGCCCGCCGTATCAAGGCACCAAAACTGATTGTTTTTACGATCCATTTTTAGATGCACTAATTATTGAGGGCAGTAAAGAATTAGACGCTGTAACCGATTTTGATTTAATCAACTCATTTGATACCCTTGGGGACATTCTTAGCTCTGCTGAGTATCAATTCATAAACACGCTTGACCTTGGGGCACAGTACTCATTGGATCTTCAGCGGCGTTTTGTTACTCGTGCGTTTTTCCCTAACGACCTGATTGATTCCCGCACTGCGTTGCTAGACACCTGGAGCGATTTTGATGGTACGGAGGCTGATGCTGTTAATGCCAAGCTGTATCTCAGAAGCACCAATAACAACCCAACAGGCACCCCAACATATGGTCCATGGCAGGAGTTTGTTTCTGGAACGTTTGAAGCCAGGGCGTTTCAGTTCAAAGCGGAACTAAACAGCTCTGACATTGCACAGAACATCTTGATTGATGAACTGGGCTTTGAGGCAACCTTCCAGCGGCGGCAAGAGAACAGCAACGGCACGACGGCTTCCGGCGCTAGCACCAAAAGTGTGGCATTTGACAAAGCGTTCTTTACTGGTACGGCGGCACTTGGTGGAGCGAATGCCTACCTGCCGAGCGTTGCGGTTACGATTCAAAACCTTGGCAATGGCGAACGTCTAAACGTCAGCAACGTCAGCGCCACTGGGTTTGACGTAGACATTTTAGACGGCAGTAACAACAACGTGAATCGAAACTTCACCTATGCAGCTGTGGGTTATGGGAAGGCCGTTTAAGATGAGGGCAATGCTGTCCGCAACGGATTAAGAAATGGCTACCCATGATTATGTGATTGCCAATGGAACGGGCTCGGCTGTACGTGCTGATTTGAATAATGCCCTTGCGGCAATTGTTAGCAATAATTCCAGCAGCTCAGAGCCATCGACCAAATATGCCTATCAATGGTGGGCAGATACAACGACCGGTCAG